TGAGGTTTAGCAGGACCCACATCAAAACTAACACGAGACCAGCGTTGGTCATCTGATTTTGGTTTAAGGTGTGAAAGCCAGTTGACTTCAAGAATAAGGCGTTGACAAAAAATTGAGAAGGAGTCTGCTCTGTCTTTAGAAGCAGAGATCACCATAATCTTTTTGTCAGCGTCATTGTATAGTGTCCAGAGAACAAAGGCTGCTGTAATCCAGCTTTTACCCACACCACGGAACGCTTGGATCTGCAAACGTTTCGGTCCGTGTTGGAGGTATTCTGCAATGCAGAGTTGTGCTCTGGTGGGGGTAGGAAGTTTAAGGTGTGCCCAAACAGCTGTCAAGAAATATCTGAAGTCTGTTTTAAGCTGCTGTTCGATGTCCATATGGCTTTGTAAGGGGCCTTAAAGGTGCCTCCGGTATGGAGACACCTAAAAGGGTTTTAAGGGACCTTATCAGCGATTGTAGCGCCGACCACGGCCTTGACCGGTAGCCTTGACAGGCTTGAAAGTTTTAGTAGCCGCATCATAACGGAACCTGTTACCTTCTTTTACCACGATCTGACCGTCACGGTAACCACCTCGGTCGCTGGTCGTTGCTGCACGACGAGCACCTTTGCCTTGGTAACCGACAGGTTTAAAGGTTTTGCTTGCAGCATCATAGCGGAATCGGTTACCTTCCTTGACTACAATTTGACCGTCTTTATAGCCGGAAGCTGCGGGCTTAGGCTTGGGTTTTGCGGCAACAGGCTTAGCGGGCTTAGGCTTAGCAGGCGCTGCAGCAGCAGGTTTGGGCTTAGGCTTAGCAGCAGCGGGAGCAGCGGGTTTAGCCTTGGGCTTGCCCATGCCACCGCTTTCAGATTGTTTACGTTGGTTGGATTTCTGCTCTGCAGCGTAAGCTCGGTTCTGCTTAAGCTGTTGTTCGCCAGTGACTTTTTCACCAGCTTGGCGTCGTACAGACGCTTCGCGCATAGCACGCAACTCTTCAAGTTGAGACGAAATGCTAGAACGCTTTTTCTTTTTGTCAGCCATTGTTGTTATTTGATGTGCGAAAGAATGAGTTGTTCACGTTGGGGATGAAGACCAAAAGTTTGTCTCATCCAAGATAGCCAGTTATTTGATCCTTTGTCCTGGTTACACTTACGACAGCTGGGTACAAGGTTGCTTGTGAGATCCTCCCCACCAAAGCAACGAGGACGAACATGGTCAAGTGTAAGTTCATGTAATTCATAAGTTTCTCCACAATAAACGCATTGACAGTTGAAGTGTTCCTTGATGGCTCTTCTCCAGAGCCTTTTCGCTTCTGGACTGGTCATGGTTATTAGGTTTTGAAGGTAGTGATCAGGACTTGGGAGCAAGGGAGTCATTTCTTAATTCTTAACTTTGCTCTGTTTCTGGCTCGGTTTTTCGAGGGGTCTTCGCGGACGAACGTGCCCTTCGTGGTTTGGGAGAAGTCTTTTCCTCCTTTACCGTAGACACCTGCGTCTCTGCGGGCTTTGGTGTGCTTGACTCTGTAGTTGGTAGCAGATTCTGATTGACCATCTTTGACGGCCTTTGCGTACTTATGACGCCGAGCGGCTGCATTGTCGCGGTAATTCTTCGCACTTTTTTTAAGTTGGTTGTAGGGGAGTTTTTTAGGAGCCATTAACGATTCACCGCTTTTTGAACTGCATCAAAATCAATGGTCGGCATAATATCAGCCAGACCGCTGAGAGCAGAACCCTCAACGGCAACCCCGGTGATATCGTTTTTAGTCAGCCAATCAGTTGCTGCTTTAAGGTCAGCAGTAGTCGCCTCACCAGACTTAATACGTGCCAGAAACTCCCTTGTTACAAGGTTGTGAAGTTCATTAAATTGATCTTCAGTTGCACGTTTTTTAGCCATTTCTCATTACGATTTGGTCTAATTTGTTCTCAATTCGGACCATGTGGTCCTCCATACGCTTCAAACCTACTTTAAACTCGTCTTTATCGACGTAGTTTGTAGCAATACGAAGCTCAACACCGTCTACACGGCGATCCATGTCACTAATACGTCCATGGACTTGGTTTATTCTGTTGTGTAAGCGGTTAGTGACTGCTGCAAGACCGGCAATAACGGCTACAACAGCTGATACGGCTGCTTCCATTTATTCTTTTTGGAGAGAAACAATGGGTACGATGTCGTGGCAAAGGACTTCAACCCTTGAACCAGGACGAAAAGTAAAACCAGCTTTCATAATTTCAGTGCACTTCAAGGCTCTAACAAGCTCATAGTCAAGACGTAGCTTTTGTTCATGCCGTCTTGCTATTTGTTTGCACGTTTCAATCATGCCTCCATCAAGAGGAACACTAAAATTGAGTTGTGCGCCAAAGTTGTTACCTCTAACGTACCCTGTTCCGTCATATGGCAGCGTGTCATTGCCCATATAAAACGGAGAAAATGTCATTGTAGTCCCATTACAAGAATTGCCCCCAGTAAACTGCTGTCTACTAGGGGCTCCGTTGTTCTGAAACTGGACTGCTTGATTAGTCACGTTACCCGTAGCAGCAGCTACAGGCGATGACGTGTTTTGTACTTGTGGTTCTTCCGCTTTGACAGGCGTTATTGCGAGAACACAGAAAGCGAGGTAGTAGTAGAGGTGGTGTCGATGTCGCGGGTGATGTCGATTGTCTCGACAACCCCTGCTGTTCGTTCCACAATCTCTAGTTGAAACTGTTCGCCTGCTGTGGTCACCGAATAAGTAGTTGCGGAGTCGTTGATATCCCCACTTGGGGTTACATTGGTTCCAGACCATGACTTATAGGCACCCCCATACACCTCAGTAGAGATCGTCTCTGTGATGCTTTGGGTGGTGGTAGTTGTGGATTGCATGGACCCCTGCGTAAACTGAGGGGTAATAGTTTGTGCTGAAGCGGGTGCAGCTAACATCAGCAAAAGGATTAGCTTTTTCATTCTTTTTTCTCTCTAGTGATAGAAAATGTAGCTAAAGTACCGCTAAGAATTGAAGCCACATACGTTGGATCCATTTTCTCCATCCATCCAGCATAGGATGCTGTTAAGAGTCCGGCGGACCAGACGAGGACAAGGAATTTGATGAACCCTTCTTTTTTGTTATCTTTGTCCATGCTGCTTTAATTACAGGTTTCATCAGAGAAACAGTGCGTTTAAAGATGGAGGTAGCGGTTAGGGTAGCTGCAACCGACACCATAGCTGTAGTCCCAGCCGTAGCCAGGATCTCATTGCTAGGTAAAGGAATAGTTATGTCGGTATTAGGAATATCTACATACCTAATTTCAGAAGGTTTAGGTATGGGAGGTATTTTAGGTTGTGGTTTAGCCTGTTCTTTGTTCTCACTCTCTTCCGAGTTTATACCCTTCACACCCGGAGGTGGTCTAAGGTTACTAGGAGGCACCACAAGCGGCTTGTACGAGGGTAAAACTGCTCGTGGGACCTCCAGTACCGGACGGGGTAAAACAGGCGGCTCAGGGAGCCTTACATAGGGCAGAACAGGAGGTTCTCCCAAGTTAGGCATTACCAGTTAAGTTCGCTAATGTAAACTTTACCACTACCGCTAAGAGATTTGACTGCTACACTGCTGCCAGCAGGCACGTCAATGACAAGACCATCAGAAGACAGTTTATCAAGGAAGTGGTTGTCGTCATCTGCTTCAGTCACAGCCACAGAAGTGGTAAATGCAACGTTAACAGTTCCGTGAGTCAGGGTGACAACAGCGCCACTCTTGGTTGCAGTAATGTCAGCACTAATAGTTGCGTCAGCATTGATTGCATCACGCACTTTAGTAGCCAGATTGCTAAGGCTAGTGGCAGGCGTATCGCTGATGTCAGCCTCAACGGCTTCATAAGAAACCGTAGTACCGTCCACAGTTACTGCGATAGTGTCACCGACTTCATAAAAGCCGGACAACGTAACGGTATCAACCTCAGCCACGCTTGCAGAAGCAGCAGTGCTGGTTGCTGCCGTAGCAGCAGGCTGACCTTCAGCTACTTGAGCAGAAGTACCCAGAGCATAGAAAGCATCTTGAGTGTGAGCTTTGATGCGGATGCGGCGGCAAGTTGCGCTAAGAGTCTGGTTAACAGACGTCGTAGACGTGTTAATTACATACGCCTTGCCAGGCGTGTTCCAGTTACCAGGATTTCTGTCAGTCATTTAATTAGTTCCGAAAAGACCACGCTCGATGAAATCAACAGCTTGGTCGTCAACAGTGTTATCAGATTGCTCAGCCAGTTTGCGGAGCATGTCAACAATCAATCGCTTCACTTTGTCGCTACTAAGGAACGACATAAGAACGGGACGGATAAGTGCAATCATTGTTCTAAAAGGTTAGGGTTTAGTGGGCCAAACCGGATTAGCCGGATCGGCCGTGTTAGCGGGTAGATCGCGGAGGGCTTGGCGGTAAGCAGTTTGCTCAGCCGTCATGGTGCGGTCAGAAGATGCCCACCAGTCGGTTTCGGTAATCAACTCGTCGCGCTTACGACGAAGACTCTCCCATTGCAGTTCAACTACCGCAAGGTCATAAGCAGCTTGAAGCGCAGTTTCATCAACGGTGACACTGTTGCCATCTTGATCAAACGCACCTTCCGTCCCATCGAAAGTAACAATCGCTGGATTGACTGTGCGCAAGGCTTTAAAATAAGCAGAAAAATTAGCAAAAGTCATGCGTCTACCTCCATACAAGTAATGGTTGAAGCCGAGACAGAGTAAGTGCTGTTGTTCGTATCGT